GAACAACACAGTTAATACGAATATTATAAACAGCATCAGGTATTGGAAAGAAGTCTACTTGAGTATCACCATTAACATTGACACCGTTAAAGTTGTAGTACATAGGTGAACCTGAAGGTTGATCATAAGTTAAGTAAACTTTATCAAACCACTTAGTACCTCTTTGTTCTATAATATAGTTATCTGTATCATTAAAGATATCAAGAACACGAAGACGAGTACCAGAACCAACCAGTACATAGTTAAATAGAGTAGGAGTAGTAACAGCAGTCAGAGTTGTTCTAAGAGATGACCAATTCCAAGAATCCTCTATTTCTGCCTTAACTACATTAACTAGATCTCCAATAAGTTTGGAGTATGGAGTTTCATTGACAGTAGTAACTTCGTTCTCACGAAGTCGTCTTAAAACTCTATTTACACATTCTAAGTATGTCAATTTAAAATCCCTTAATTATAATACAATTATACCATAGTAGACTAAGTTTGTCAAGGTATTTATTACCACTTGACTTTATCAGCCCAGTATGCTGCAGACATTTTACCTTTAGCAATGTTAGATGCGTGACGAGCTTTAAATGACTTTTGTCTAGCTTTCTCACTAGCAGTCTTAGGAGCAGATCCAGCACCACTAACACCTTGTTGACCAAAGCGAATTAGTTTCTCTTTATCTCCTTCTTTTGCTAATACAGCATGAGATTTAGTTGGATGACCTGGAGTACGTTTAGGTTTATTGTACCCAGCAAAAGTTTCCTGTCCTTTTTTAATTGGCATATTATTTCCTTAAAGTAAGATACATACGTTCACCGATAACGAAACTCATACAAGCTCCACTTAAATCTAATAGAATTAAAGTAATAGGTTCAGCTACTGAAGGAGTAAATACTGCACTTACTGTAGCTAACCAAATAATGATAATTGCAATATACCTAAAGCTAGACCTTAAGTTAGTAACCCAGATAGAAGGTTCACCTGCTGGTTTATCTATCTCTGCTAGTGCTTGTAGACGTGCTGTTTCTGCTTGCATAAGTTGTATGCGTTCAGCTACATTGACAGGATTACCACCTGCACCTTTTGTAAACTTAGCAAAGATACCACGAACACCATCTGTTAAGGCTGGTAGTAGAGCTGGAAATAAAACAGACCACATTATACAATCCCCTTTACGTATTTGCCTTTGCCCTTGAGTGTGAGAATATTCCCACGCATATGAGGATCAAAGGATATATGAACCCAAGTCTTTTCATAAATCAATTGGTCAAACTTAAGATTACTTTTACTTAAGATATTAGATATAGTAAGTGGAGTGTGACCATAGGCTGTGAAGTCTACAGCATACCCATAAGTGTGTGACGAGTTGCTAGTGCCACCTACAGCACGATTAACATCAGGACTACGGTAGCCACTATTAATAGTGATAGCTACATTGCCTAATATCTCTCTTACTTTCTCCATATAGAAAGCAGTTGTGCGTAATACTTCTATTACTTCTTTAGATGGTGTGTTATCTATTTTAGTATTAGTAACTGTTAGTTCAGCAAGAGAAAAGTGAGGTGTCAGTTGCATTTAGTGTCCTACAAAAGCACGAGATACATAAGAGATAATAGCCCCTACAAGAGAAGCAATCATCATACCCATCCAAAAGCCACCACGACCCTTATTGGCTAAGGCAAGTAGTTCATCTAGTGCATTTTCCATCTTGTCTATCTTCTTCTCAAGGGATTCCACCTTAGAGATAAGTTTACCATATTCTACTGGGTCTATTGGCTCGAATGACATTTATTAAACCTTTATCTCTTTAAGTTCTTCTACTGTTGTTAAGGTGTCTACTACTTTAGTAATATCACGCAAGCGTTGTTTCTCAAGAACAATTTCAGAAGTATCTGCACCACTTTCTAATGCACGTTGAAATGCTACATCTTGAGCTTGCAATAATGGCTCACGCTCAGAGCGTAATCGTTCTTTGGTAATCTGTTTAGCTTTGTCTATATTAATAACAATCACGCTACATACTCCCATGCGTTCCTAAATGTCCTATCTTCTGGAATATCTGACACATCTACAATTTGAAACTCTGCACCAGCAGGTACATCTTTTTCTGCTAGTTCTTCTATTGTATGTGTTTCTAAATATTCTGGTGTTGGAACTATTATTGCTACACCACCATCTTCTGTTTTATATACAATTCTTTGCATTATTTATCCTTACCTAAATGTGGCTGTCATAACATAAGCAACATCAACTTGTCCTGATAAATTAGAAGCCCAAGTTGAAATCCTATACGCTGACGTAGTAGGGGCAACTAATTGTGCGCCACCTGTATTTGTACCATATGTACCAACTGGTCCAACTAAATTACTTGTATTTGTACCTTGTGCTGACGTAATAACTGCGTATTCAGCATCAGCCATTGCAGTTGTAAAGTTTATTGTATATGAACCTACACCATTATCTGTAATAGAGCTAACATTGCCACTAGCACGGATAGCTACTGTACCTGTACCATTAAAACTTACCCAAGCCCTAGCTGAGTAAGATGGCGCAGAACCTGAAGCTGTGGATAATTTTGTAGCCGTTGCCGCGTTGCCTGAACATGATGCTGAAGAACCTGTTACGTTACCTGCTGCTGTGATGTTTGTACCTGCAACACTTCCAGCCATAGTCAAATTGCCAGACATATCCATTTGAAGCAAGTTAGCTGAAGCAGACCATCCGCCTATACGGAACACGTTATCTGAGTCTAACCCCATATTTATAGCATAAACACCAGGTCTGTGAAACGCCATATACGCGCCACCAGAACCTGTATTACTGAATGCCTGAAGCATTGCGCTTGTTCCAGTTCCAGTATTATTTACAGCGTTATTTTGAAAATACTGTGTTCCAGTCCAAGTATATGAACCACTGGCTGCACTTGAAACAGACGATGTATTTGCTGCTAATGTAGCCGTTGCCGCGTTACCAATTAATGTAGCAGTTAATCCGCCAGAGCCAAATGAACCAACTTTAGTATTGGCAATATAAAAATCGTGATATGTATTACTATGATATTGAATATCGCCAGTTGCGCCTACCCCAAAACCATATTGTTCTGTTCCTGAATTATATAAATATATTTTACATTTATCGCGTGTTGTGCCGTTTGAATAATTAAGACCTGTATTTAATTGTGATGGTGTAGCAGTCGCACCTGATACCCCCGTTCCAAATCCTAAATTTCCTGTAAATGTTCCAGTTGTTCCACTTACTGAACCGCCTGATAAGTTGGTTGCCGTTGTAGCCGTTGCTGCGTTGCCTGTACATGAACCTGATGAGCCAGTAGTATTTTGATTTAATGTTGGAAATGTACAGTTAGTTAAAGTACCGCTTGATGGTGTGCCTAATGCGCCACCTACTGTTATATAAGAACCAGCAGGTTGTTTGCCATTAAAGGTGTTCCAATCTGTTGATGTTAAATAACCTGATACGGATGTTGTAGCTGCCGCCATGCTAATAGCAGGTGTTGACCCACCACTTGATACTACTGGAGCTGTGCCTGTTACGCTTGTTACTGTACCAACACTTGCTGTACCACCCAAACTAACAGATGAACCATTGATTGTAATGCTTGAATTTACAAGACCGCCATTTGGTAATCCTGTGCAATTAGTTAAAGTTCCTGAAGCAGGAGTTCCTAATGCCGGAGTAGTTAAGGTAGGACTAGTTAATGTTTTATTAGTAAGTGTTTCTGTGCCAGCTAATGTAGCAAAGTCACCATCTGTTAATGATGTATTAAATTGAGCAGTAGTTCCTGTTATGCCAACAATAGACGTTTGGTCACCAGTATTAGTACCACTAGAAGTTCCACTAAAAGTACCTGATTGAGTAGCAAGAGTCCCTAAACCTAAGTTACTTCTAGCAGTAGTTACATTATTTAAGTCACTTAAATTATTGGCAGCAATTAAAGCTCCTGATAAAGAAGCAAAAGCAGATAACCAAGTACTACCTGTCCAAATCTTCATTATTGAAGCTGTAGTATCAAAGTATAAAGCACCTACAAGAAGTGTACCACCATCATTGTCTGTGGTAGGTCCTGATGATTTTGCACCTAGATATCTATCATCAAAATTATCATAGATAGTTTCAGTAGCAGTTTGAGCAGCTGCAGCATTAGATGCACTTGTAGCTGCATTAGTAGCCTGAGTAGTAGCTACGCCAGCTTGTATAGTTGCTGTAGAAGCAGATGTTGCAGCGTTAGTAGCCTGAGTAGTAGCAATACCTGCTTGTGTAGTTGCAGTAGTTGCTCCAGTAGTAGCTATACCTGCCTGAGTTGTGGCTGTTGTAGCAGAACCTGAAGCACTTGTAGCACTAGACGCTGCATTAGTAGCTTGAGTGGTAGCAGTAGAGGCACTAGATGCAGCGTTAGTAGCAGATGTAGAAGCTTCACTTGCTTTAGTAGTTGCTATTCCTGCTTGAGTAGTAGCTGTTGTAGCTGAACCACTTGCAGCACTTGCACTAGAACTAGCATTAGTAGCTTGTGTTGTGGCTGTAGCAGCGGATGTTGAGGCACTAGAAGCAGATGATGCTGCGTTAGTAGCTTGTGTTGATGCTGTAACTGCTGACGCTGCTGCATTTGTTGCTTGAGTACTTGCAGTAGAAGCTGACCCACTAGCTGCTGTTGCACTTGTAGCCGCATTAGTTGCAGATGTAGAAGCTGCACCAGCACTAGTTGAAGCATTAGTAGCAGAGGTAGAAGCTAGACCTGCTTGAGTAGTTGCAGTAGTTGCAGAGCCACTAGCAGAGGTAGCACTTGCACTTGCATTAGTAGCTTGAGTTGTTGCAGTGGTAGCACTACCTGATGCAGACGTAGCACTAGTAGATGCTTCACTTGCCTTTGTTGTAGCAGTAGATGCTGAGGTACCAGCATTAGTAGCACTAGTAGCCGCTTCACTTGCTTTAGTAGTTGCTGTAGATGCTGATGTAGCAGCATTAGTAGCTGAGGTACTAGCTTCAGAAGCTTTAGTAGTAGCAGTAGATGCTGAGTTAGAGGCACTAGTAGCAGAGGCAGAAGCAGCTGCTACAACTCCAGCAGTAGAACTAGCAGAGTTACTAGCACTGGTAGCACTAGCAGCAGCAGCTGTAGCACTTGCTTGTGCAGCATTGGCAGCATTAATAGCTGTAATGGAGTTATTAGAGGTATCTGCCGTAGCATCACCACTACCTCCTGGACCTCTAAATATCGCCATTAAACTAGTCCTTAAATATAGATTTTACAGCTACAGTTTTCTCTTTTACTAAACCTTCAGGTGCTTTAGCTTGAGTCTTAGGTTCTACAAACTCATACTGAGGATGTTTGTGCATCTCAACAATATCATGCTCATGCTCAAAGGAAACTATTGTACCTGATACTAAACATTTGAATTGTGCCATTTGATATTCTCCGTGGTTAAATAATTATGCAAAAACCCCCTACCCGAGTCGTGTGGGTAAGAGGTTTAAACCTAATTACTTATTAGGCTGGAACAGCTAATGCAAAGCAAGCGTTGTCACGTAACTCTTTAACACCGTACAATGTATCAGCAGTGTATAGAGTACCTAAGTATTCTTGTTTGTATTGAGTTTGTGAACGAACACCTTGTTGTTCAACCAACACGGCAGCATCTTTGTGACCTAGTAAAGCGATACGAGCACCACCAGTAGCAGTATCACAGTTGCTTGATACAAATACAGGAATACCATACAAGTTACCGATTTCACCATTGCGGATTGTGTTGCCATTACCAACTTCACCTACAAAGGCTTGTTCAGTGTAGCGAGATAAACCCATCAATGTGTTACGTGCTGAAGGAGGAATCAAGAAGAAACGACCATCCATAGGAACATCGTTATCATCTAAACGTTGGATTGTACGACGGATAGCAGCATCAGTTAATGCAGAAGCATTGCTTGAACCTGATGTGTAAGCAGTTGTACCATCACCACCGATGTAAGCACCACCGTAAGTTACGCCTGAACCACCATTGAAAGTACGACCCAATTGGATCAATGAGCTATCAACTTGTTTAGATAAAGCATAACCAGCATCTTCAGTGTAGAAGCGACGTAGAGAAGATAAAGCTTGTACTTCTGTAATATCTTCAATCAAACGTGAGTACTCGTAGTGTTTGTCTACTAGTACTTGTACTTCTGTTTCAGTAGCTGCTTGTAGTGTTACTTGAGTTTCAGATGCTTTAAGAGTTGCTACACCACGAGTAGGAGAAGGGATATGAATAGTATCACCTTTCTTACCAGAGAAAGACATTTTCTTAAATAAGTTAGCCGCTACAAGAGATTTCTTATAGGCAGCAAGAATCTCATCACTCCAAATTTCTGGAATAAAGGATGCGCCTGTAGTATTTGTTACGTGATTTGAGCCTAAAGCCATTTTGTAAATCCTTTTCTAAATTGTTTTTATATTACCCTGTTCTCTCGATAAGCAATCATAATTTCGTTTGCCATACTATCGTATCGATCAGGATCAGTTTGCATAAGTTTAATAATATCGCTTCGACGATATTTCTTTTTTGATGTAGATTCAGTAGCACCTGATGTCCCCATATCTGCCGATTTAAGTTGTTGCTCTCGGTCTAATTTAGAGGTATCAGTTACTTTCTTAGTGTACTCTTGACGTTCAATCCAAGTAGAAAGTAGTTCATCAGCAGAGTCAAAATCATAGTCATTCTGTGCCCTGTTGTATAACTCAATCCTTACTTTAGAATTGTTTACCCATTTACCAAAATCCTCACTAGAAGCAATCTCACGGAAGTTAGGATACTTAGTAGCAATCTGATTTTGGACTGCTGCTTGTTTCATAGCTATAGACTGTTGTTTAGCATCCTTGATTGCTGGATGTTCATCAATAGCCCGTTTAGTTGCTTGTATAGGATCACTATAAAAGTCGTCATCACTAAGATCTGTTTCTACATCTGTCTGTAAGTTTCTAGAAGTTTGAGTTTTAATAAAATCATCTACTGTTCGACGTAGTTCACCAACTTCATTACCCTGTTTACCAATAAGCTTTTCACTCTCTTGGTGCATTGCAATAATGTCTTTAAGTGATTTGTTACGGTATTTCTCTGGTAGATCGTCTACAACCTCTTCTTTACTAGTTGAGGTATCTAAAGTTTCCGAGTTGTCAATACTATCAATTGAGTCAGTCTCTAGATCATTAATTAAAACTTCATCTATTACTTGTGCCATATTAAGTCTCCTGTGCATATAAGCATTTTAGGAAAGGAACTAGTTACTTGGCTATCGTAGCTAATCTCTTGGGGTAGCAGCCATTCTATGCTTTTTTTCCCAAGCGGCTGCTGCACCTGGAAAGCTACCTGAGTATCCTTCTAATGAAATAGTAGGTGTGCTAATCATACGAGTAGCTTTACTATTACATATAGAACACTCAGTGTATTCTGTTGTATTATCTACGTACCGTTCGTCTGTATGTTCACAAACAGTACATTTAAAATCAAGCATTATCCGCATTAAGCAACTCCTCATAGGCTTGTTCTGAAACCTGTTGTAGAGAGAGTATCCACTGTAAGATATCTAGTTGACCCTTACGCTTGTGAAACCCTTCAAAGTTATCAGTACTACTTATCTGGTTTGTTGCTTCATACATCTTTTCTACATCCTCTATTAGGTCTTTCCACCCTTTAGAGGACATCGTACTAAATCTTTCTTCATAATAATCTTGTAATTCTCTATCCAAACTATTGCACCTTTTCTAAAAATGTGTTATAATAGCTTTACTTATATAATGATTATACCATAAGATTATTTAAAAGTCAAGGGTTATTTTTACTATTCATTTGCATCTTGACAATTTCCCTGTTTTGTGCACTATCTACTGCTTTTAGATTAAGAGTTTTCTCTTTTAGTAGGAGATCTGCAACCTTGACACGACGTTCAAACTCTTTATCATCTCCTTGACCTGCATCTAGATTAGTAGATAGAGCTGCAACTAATTTAGCTTTCACTAATTCAGGCTCAAGTTGTGTTTCAACAGCAATTTGTTTAGCTTCTGCTTGTTGTTTGCCTGCTTTAGTGTTAAGATCTGCAGTTTGTGCTGCCACTAGACCCATTTGAAGCTGCATTTGTTGCTGTTGCATCTGTTGTGCTTGTGGATCTGGTTGTTGTGCTTGAGCTAACTGCTGTAATAGCTGAGTTTTATTAGCTAAGTTAGAAGTTTCTAGGACACCCTGCATTAAAATAGGAACTAGAGGACTATCTGGACCTAGAGTCTTCATTAAATTAATGAATTGTTGTTGTTCTACTTCTCGAGCTAACATACCTAGAGTAGAAGAAGGAATAAACTTCCAATCTTGTGTCTTAAAGTGCTCAGGATCAAACTGCATGAACCTCCAAGCTGCCTTCTCTACGAATGGAATAAGGAAACTGTCTTGGAAATTGACTAAAGTACGTTTATTTTTCTTGATAATAGCAGAAAGAGCAAACGACATGTTAGCACCTTCAGGCTGAGTCTGCATTGCTGCAGTATCCATAGTACCTGTAGCTTGTAATAGCATCTGTTCGAACTGTTGAGCTGTCTGAATGTTAGCACCATCTACTGAACCAAACTTAAATGGCATTAAGATTTCTTGAGGATTACCATTAGTAAGAATAGTTTTACCTGGACGTACTTCAAACTTACTACCACGAGGTAGACGAGTAGCATCCATAGCCATCATAGGCACGGTTGCAAGGGCTAAACTATCTAGGTGGCTACGTAGTTGTGCATCAATAGCTTTCTGCATGTTGTAGCCCTTCTCTGCAACTCCACGACCCCAGAAACGGTTAGGGATAGTATCATCTTGATAAGCTACTATAGGACGATCTTTCATCATGTAAGGAGTTTGCTCTGCTTTTAGAAGAGAAGACTCGTTAGCAATAACTACTACTGCTTCTACTAAATCTCCATATTCTTCCATTAAGTCACTTACATCACCTGACTCTTCGCTATCTTCTCCAAATAAACTAACTATATCTCCATCTTCTTTAAGAGCAGACTCTAGTAGATTTTTAGGAACTAGACCATAGTAACGTAGTACTCGAATCTTATCATCATCATAAGCTGTATCAATTGAGCTTGGTTCTAAGTCACTATCTGGAACAGAGTCATCACCTAGAGATTTAACATCACGATAAATACCTTGACTAATAGCTTGAGCTACTGAATGTGCTGATACAAACTCTTCAATAGCTATACCCATAGCATCTTCAATAGAAGTAGCATTAGGATCTATAAGGAAGTTCTGAGGATTGATTGGACGTAGAGCTACTCGTACTTTCTCTACTTCTTGTACACCAATAGCAGATACATCTAAACCTTCAATAGGTTGAGTGGTAGGATATAGTTCTTTAGTCTTCTTAACAGTAATTTCACCAATACCTGTACCATAGATAGAAGCTAGAAGAATTACATCACCAACTGCTTTACGAACCTTATTCTTCTTGAAGCATTCCTTCATGTAGTTCTTCATGTACTCTACATCTGAAGGATCATTATCCTCCATGTCATCTTCAATGTCGAATAGATAATCACCTTGACCAAAGACTGCTTCTTCTATCTCTGCTGTATGATTCTCAATAGCTTGTTGTAGAGCAGGAGAAGTAATACGACTACGCTCTGAGTCCCTTACTTTATCTTCAGCAGCCCAAATACCACGCCATAAACGTTCATATTCTTTCCAATCAGATAGATAATTATCATCTCGATGATCTCGCCATTCGGAAACATTATCGTTAATCCAATCTACTAGTTTATTAGAACTCATTTTAATATCCTGTTATGTTATCTAAAGGTTCGTACTGCTCTTCACTATCGTAATCATGAAAGTATTCTACTATCTGTATCTGATCTATGTATGCTACCGCATCAATCAAGTCATCGTGTAACTGTGAGTTAGGGAAGTTGACTAACTGATCAATGAACTCATTGTTCCAAGACCCATAGTTTAACGAGACTTTTCCGTGTTCAAAGCGACCTTGGAGAGCCCAGACAATTCGATCTGTTTTCTTTTGATTACCATGAGTAACATCATCAATCCTAAAGTAGTGATTGTGTCTACGCATAAGGTCAGTAAGGTAAGGTAATGCTGCATTCTTTAGACTCCCTTTTTCAATACCTACAGCTACTGGTTCATACTTAACAACTGCAGACATTATCTGAGAACAAGTCTCTTTAATATCCCACCTACCATGGAGTACATCTGCTATCCACCAACCACCATCATGTACTTTAACTACAGCAATAGCTGTCTCATCTAGTTTTTTATTCTTATTACCAGACTCTTTATCCACATTGATAAAGCCAGCCAAGTCAACAGCAACGAAATAACGACCTTCACTAGGTTCTTCTTCATCTATGTGTACCCACTCTTCTTTAAATAAATCTCGTGATGCAGCCTCAAATGAAGCCATAAACTCTTGTCTAAACGCAAAACTAGACATAGACAACTTAGCTGCTTCAATCTCATCCTTAGGAAGGAGAGGATTATCATAAGAAGTATAGTGAAACGCCTTCCAATCAGGATCCTTTTCTCCCTCACTGTACTTAAACAGTTCGTAGAAATGGTTCCTACCTTTAGGAGTACCAATAAACAAAGCACCACCCCTAACGTCTGCTAGAGCTGGTCTCAAGATCTGTTCGAATACCTGAGGTTTCATGTCAGCGTACTCATCGATCACTACATATGCTAAACCTACACCCCGAAGAGTATCTGGTCTATCTGAACCTTTTAGATAAATCTTACGTCCATTCACAAGAGTCAATACTGAAGTGTTCTCGTGGGCAGATGCAGTGACATCTCTAGCTATTTCTTTAAGAAGAGACCAGAGAATATCTCTGGCTTGCTGATAAGTAGGTGCTACGTAGAACACATCCTTCTCAGTACTCTTCAGTGCCTCAATGATCAAAGTCCATGCTGCTAGACGAGACTTACCAAAGCGTCGACCTGCTGCTACTACTTTGAACCTATGTGGATCGTTGAATATCTCTAACTGTTTATCGTGTAACTTAACCTGTAGATTTGCCATAGATTAGAAGGAGAATCCACCTTTGATCATAAGGTCATAACCTTTAGGAGTTAGTCTACCAGAAGCATCTACAAATCCATTGTCAGATAGTTGTTTGTGAAATTGACCATAGACTTCAGGAGTCTTAGAGTAACCATCATACTTAACGTCAACATTCATAGAGTTACTTCTGTCTACCATAGGAATCTGGAAGGAAGTATCTAAAGATTTATCAGTAGCATTCACTTGGAACCCATCTCCTTGGTAACTACCATATACATTTGTAGGACTACCTATTTGTTTAGAAGCTCCTACTGTTCCGATAGGAGTGTTATATGAAATATCTCCTTGTAGAACTCTATTAGTAAGATCTCCGAGAACAGAGAGTGACATATTGCCTAGTCTTTTAGAAAGAGACATAGGTCCAGAGGGAACTAGACCATACTGAGTGAATCCGTTACTTTCATCCATTCTCTATCTCTTCCTCTTCTACATACTCATCCGTACTTACGTACTCAGCTTCAATCGGATCATTATCGTTTTCTTTTATACCTACTTCACCTACGCCCATGATCTGAATAGTAATCCCCTTGTTACCCTTATTCTCTTTCTCAAAATAAGATGTAGGGATCATACGATCTATAAGTAGCTTTAGACAAGCCATCTGATCAGAGTCATTGTCATCTAAAGCTTTGTCCATTACTTTCTTTACTACAAGAGTACTCTTACCTGTGAGCATAGCAGCAAGGATCTCTTGCGACTTAGCCTTAGTCTTCTCTGGTAGAATAGCAGGTGGAGAGTAGTCCCTTTTAGGGGGAGCAACCTTAACGGTTAACCCAAGAGCAGCTCTAATCTTGTTAGTCTCCTCTCTACTACGTCTTCCTTTTCTACGAGGCTTTGCAGCCTTTGCCGTATCAATTGTCTCAGTCATTAATTATTCCCAGGTTTAGACCTCTTGCGTTTTACTTCTTTATCTGCATTTGCTTTAGCCGAGATGACTCGAACATTAGATTTCTTAGTAGAACCACCAGAGTCTAGAGGTTTCTTGTGATCTGCTTGACGAGGATCTCCTACTTTAAGTCCAGCTTCTTTACGAGCCTTGTTACGAGCAGCACGGTCTTTAACACGCTTTTTACTTTGTTCGTGTTCCCAGTCTAACTCTTTCTTATAATCTCGTTTGCCGTTCGTCATGTAAGGCATGTCGCTTTGCTCCAATAGAAAATCTAACTAACTATGTAATCATTATAACATAGAAGAAACTAAAAGTCAAGTGAATTCTAAAGAAGAAAGTATTTATTTGAATTTAAGAGAAAGGATATTGACTTTAGATTAGAAATATGATATAATATTCTTATATTGATCAATTAGAGAAACACTACTTCTAAAAACTCCTGTTTTTAAATAGAAAGAGATTTCTACTAAGTAGTAATGTCACAGATCGATATAGTCTATATCACCTCTCCTTCCCTCCATTCTTGCCTAACATACCACATTATGCGGGTACGTTCTATTTTACCCTTTGTTGTGTGTGTTGTGATACATCATTAAAATCCATAACCGTGCTATAGGCACCCCCCCCTATACTTGTTATCGTTGGCTGTGTCTAGTAGCGTTTCAATCATGTGTATCGTTGTTAATGTTGAACGTGTTCGTTTGTTAAGATAGATATGTGTAGTGTGGTGCCTCTATAGTTACTTAGTATGTCCCTTAATCTCTAGTTAAGTTGTTGTTGTTTAAAGTAATTTTACCAAGAGATAACTCGTTAGAGATAACCGAGTCCTCTAACCAACTTAGCGTGATTTGGCATTCCGTGCCATTACTGCGTTCAACCCTCGAGCTTCATCTAACTTCTTAGCTTTCGCATCGTATCTCTGCCACTTCGTCACGACCATCTCATTAGCTTTATCTTGGAACAGAGCAGATTTGTAGCGAAGCATGTAGCTAATCGCATCACCGAGTAACTCCTCTGCTAGGGAGTTTAAGTAACCACCGTTACCCTTCTCCATTACTTCGTTGTAAGCACATTCATTGAAATCAAATTGCTGTGTTGCCAAGTTCTCCTAAGTTAATGTTGCGGTCGCCCCAATTCGCTGATAGAAACACAAAGCCGAGTCAACATCAAGTGCTCTAGCCTAAGCATCTGCAAGAGACCTAGAACAATGTCGAAAAGGCACGCCATTGTTCTACGTCTCAGCAGCCTGCTAAGGCTAGATCACCTGACATCGCCTCGTCTTTGTGTTTCTAACAGCTGTGGCAACCGCCACATTAACAAAGGAGAACTACCATGGCAACACAGCAATTTGATTTCAATGAATACAACAAAGTAATGGAGAACGCTAACAGCGGACTTAAACTATACCTAGCAGAGCAGTTACTCGGTGATGCGTTAGCTACTATGCTTCGCTACAAATCTCCTCTGTTCCAAGAGCTAATGGATGCTCGTGACGAAGTGACAGACATCCGTGCGAAAGCAAAGAAGTTAGCTGAAGCTCGTGAACGCAGTAATGGCACTACAGCCTAATCACGCTAAGTTGGAGAGGACTTCGGTTCTCTCTAACGAGTTATCTATTAATTTTAGAGAGAGTAAGGGACGGTCATATATGGGGTTGATTAGTTATGAAGTGTTGTTTATAAGTAGAATTAATAAATTCCATAGAGAAGTAGAGTTCTATATAGAAGCTCAATCTATGGAAGATGCTATTAAACAGGCTCATAAGAAGTTATCCCAAACATATGGGGATTGTTCCTCTTTCTCTATGAATTATATTAAGGAGATTTAATCACATGAGAGTTATAAATAAATATACCAACGAGATTCAGCCAGTAGTTGAGCTGTCTGATTATCTCTGGCAAGAAGGTTGGAGAATGTTAGATAGTGAGCCTATCAACATAGGCTTAGATGATATCTATAAAGAAGTAGATATCTTTAGAAATAGAATCTCTAAAGAGCAGTGGGGTTATTAACATGGAAAACT